AACACTTGATGTCGCTGATACTGTAGCAGATGCATTTTGCTCTCGTATGCATGAGGCACTAACGCTAGATGTCGCTGATACTGTAGCGGATGCAAGGCGTTTTCTTATACATGAGGCACTAACGCTAGATGTCGCTGATACTGTAGCGGATGCATTTTGCTCTCGTATGCATGAGGCACTAACGCTAGATGTCGCTGATACTGTAGCGGATGCAAGGCGTTTTCTTATACATGAGGCACTAACGCTAGATGTCGTTGATACTGTAGCAGAAACATTCCTAGTTCTTGCCGCTTCAGAGACAACAGCAGAGACAGTTGCAACTGATATGCTTGAACCACGTACACGATTAAATCCAACGCCTGTTACAGTTGTGGATTGGGATGTGGCGCTTCCGCCTATAATATTGTTTGGCGTTGTGGCTACGCTTGATGTGGCTGATACTGTTGCTGTGCCACGCGCAGTTATATTCCCAGCCACAGAAACACTTGCGGCTGGTGAAATTGTTATTGAGGCGTCTTTGACTGATCCATCAAAACCGAATGTATGTTCGCCATATAGACTGTAGCCGTAGCCGCCTCGGTAAACTGTCATTTAATTTACTCTAAAGTAATATCTAAATCACCAGCAGGGATGCGAAATACGTCGCCTGTAGCAATAGCTTTAGACGCAGACAATGCCGCATATGCAATCAAGTTACCGCCTGTTGTCGCATCAAATACACCAACGTGCGTTACTGTTCCATAGCCTGCTGTGGCTGTGGGATACTCAACAGCGCCAGAATTAGTAGCTGTGTTACCAGATACAGAAAATGTTACAGCCTGACGTGCATATGCACCGCCAGATACTTCAGTGCCGCCGCCAGTATCGCTTGGTGCGCTTGTATATAATGCAACACGCCATGTTGTCGGCCTTGTTACAGATGATGTAGTAAACACATAGTTTAATACTCTTGTTTCAAATTCATTAGAAAAACTCATTTTAATATGCCCTTATTTTTAGACGACGACCAGAGCCGCCGTATTTAGTTTGATCGCTGACAGCGTTTATAGCGTCAACAGCGCTTTGATACAAAGCCGCCCAAGTAGTAATTCGAGCGTCTTCTTTTAAATATGGGGCTGAGTGTACCAAAGCTCCATATAAATAAGCATCTGGATATTCGCCCAGAAGCCAATTAGTTGTATTACTGTCAGATAATGCAGGGATTTTCTGATAATAATATAATTCCGCATCGTAAACACCATCGGGCGCTGGATGCACTTGTAACTCGCCAGCAGTCATTGCATAGAATTGTGGCTGGCCTGATACATTTCCACGCTTGTACTGTCGGTCAAGTAATTCAGCTTGTGATATTAATTCTAGTGGGTTTGTGTTGCCACTCGTAATGTGAAATCGAATAGGCTCTAAAAGATCCGCAGGGATTGCGCTGTATTTTGTGTCAATTTCAGCAGTAGATCTAGTTTCCATTTTCCAATGGCGTAACTTTCGATTTAGATCAGTCTCAGCTAAAGTTATAAATGTGCTAGATACAGAGGCAAGATCGTCACGATTTAAAAAATCTGTGAGTGTAGTTTTCAGCTCTGCGTATGTTGTCATTGGCATTATTCAGCCCCTAGTTTTATTTCTATATATCATATTTATTAACGAGATAGTAGCCTACGCTGTATATCTTTCTAATAATCTAACAATCCCTGCATTTGGTATCTGTTTAAAGCGGCATCCATTGCATACATATCTGCGGCGTCTTTGCCTTGAGATTTTAATATTTCATTATAAATCATATTCATATCTTCGTATTGATCATCTATTTTTTGAGAAACATTAGGATTCATTTGCATTGATCTTAATTCTTTAGGCATAGCATTTGGATTTAACATATTTGAGCCAGATGGTGTGTTGTCTATCATTCTTGGAACGGCAAAATCAGGAAATTGCAAATACCAAGGGCGTACTTCACCCATTGTCATATTATTTCCAACACGCCCAATTGATGCATTGTATGTTGAATGTGGATTGCCGTAATCTAATAAACCATCAGCATCTATGTCAGGTTCAAACATTCTAAAACCGCCACTAAGTAAAGGTTTTTCAGTTAGCTCTGGAGCAGTTCCAGCCCACCTGACAGCGCCCATACTTGGTACATTTGCCTCAAGAGCTGGTGATGTATCTAAAGATCTTACAAATGCAGATCTTTTTCCACCCTTTAAACCAGCAAGATAATTTTCTAATTCTGGGTTAAGTAAACCCATTCCCTCTGGCAAAAGTCTATTATTGTTTTTAGCCGCACCTGATAATGGCACAAAGTTAGGATTAATATTATCTGCGTTTGATAAAATAGATTGTGCCGCCAACATAGCTTGGTGAGCTGAAAAATCGCCGCCTTTTGCTCCCATTGTAAGTGGGGTGACTATTGCGCGTCCACCAGCTTCTTTATTTCTAGCCCATGCATTTTGCTTAGACTTTAATGCTACATCATCAGAGGCAAATCCAAGCCCACCATCTCCATATTGGTGACCACCTTCAAACATTACTGGTCTATCAAGTTTTATACCATTAAACTCATCTACTATTGTATCAGCGTATGTGCCATCTGCCGTAAAGCCAAATAAATCAGTAAAACCCTCTTTTCTTATATCTTCAACAGTTTTGTAATCTGGCGTCTCTATTCCAGATGTGATCTTTCGACCTTTTACTTCCCACTCACTAGGCGGAATGCCAGTTTGTTTTTTTGTAGAAAAACTGTTAAATAATGCTGGATCTTTTGCTCGCCCACCGCCAACTCTAGGTTGGGCAAAGTTGGAAGTTTTTGTAAATGGAACGGCAGTTTCTAACTGCTCTTTAGATAAATTATCAACCTTATCCAACACATTATTTGCTGGCATATTGCGTGGAACATTACTAGATTTTGGGTTTAATTTAAAATTACTAAAGTTAGAACCCATTACACTTGGGTCAACCTCAATACGATCTACCATATCAAGTAAGCCCTTACCTACTTTCTTGAGTGCAGGAGAAGCCGCGTCACCAATAAATGGTATTAAGCCAACTAAAGACGCACCACCTAAAATTGCAACTAATCTAAGATCAGGCTCTGGCTTTTGTAACTCGTCGTATATTTCCTTAGCCGCCATAGCATCACCAATGATCGGCGTGGCTTCAGCTATAAATTTTGCGGCGTCCATTGGGGTAAAGCTCATTGGCGTTACCTTTAAGCTGTCTACATAGTCAGCCCATTGAGCGTTTGTCCCACCTTGGTATGTATTTTGGTCAAGCAAACCCACTAGGCTAAAGCCCTGCCTGCTGTTTTTCCTATCTCATATGCTTGATACGCTGTAACTAAGGCATCAGGCTGGGACATAATCATATCATATCCATCTGGATATTCATTAAATTTTTGGCTTAGGTAAACGGCAAACCCCTGCTTATCTGGAAAGTCTGAGTTTTCTATTGCTCGTATTATTTCTGCTGGTAAAATTTTTGACATTTCAATGGGCTGATCTGGTTGTGCGCCGTAAGGCATTGAATAACCTTCAGACATCTCGCTATCCGCCATCATGCTACCATCTGGCATTTTGTGATACCCAGCAGGCGTTGATGGATCATTGCCAGCATAATTGGCTTGGCCTAACGTGCCGTAGCTCGTCTTCTCACCCATGCGGTTCATCGCGGAAGATCCATCCATATTACTGAGCAATCCGCCGCGATATTCAAATTCGTCATTAGGCGTCAAGAAATTTGCAACACGCTCGGCAAAGCTATTGCTCTTGCCACGCTTGCCCTCATCCAACTGATTGAGGAAGTTTAATATGCCTCTATTCATGTCTGGCCTTATTTATATATATATTTTCTGAACATATCACAATTCATCTATATTAGCCAGTACGTTACGCATTCTTTCTGACAGCTTCCACTCGCCAGATCTCCACCGCGCCGCGTGTTGTGCATCTGGCAAAGACAAGCCAAGCTGGACATATTGCCTAATCCACTTAGCCATCATTAAATTTTTCATCTTGGGTGATAAATTTGAAAATTTTTTTTTCAAGCAATTCCCTTTAAATTTCGCCTGATGGATTTATTCCAATTATTATTATTGCCAGATAATGCTGTTGTCGCATCTGAGGCCATAGTCAAACATAATGCATCTGCAAGATCTGGTGATTTTAGGCCACGCTTACGCATTGTGTCTTTACCCTCAGCCTTCAACTTGCCTGACGACGTGAAGCTATACCTAATGCTGGTCAATTCGGCTAATAACTGTTCGTCCTTTGGCAACTTGCAGGATCTATCTTCCAGCCAGCCTTTTGTCTTAAACCATAGCTCGCTACGCAAATTCATGTAAGTCTTGCCCAGCGCTGGAGCTTCGCCAACATTAATGCCACGAACAGGCATACCCAGCTCACGCAGTCTATCAACTACACCGCCGCCAACACCAATGCTATCTACAAGTATTTCGCTTGGGCGTAGACTTGGCTGTAAACTTTCATATTCCGCCATAACTCGACCCACAGTTTGCATGAGATCCAATCCCTGCCACGCCTCAATATCTGTGACGACATTGCCGTACCTCTTACATAATGCAGTTTTGTCAGTTCCAAATCTGGCAACGTCTAATCCCCAGATTGGCTTTTTGTCTGGCGTTATCTCAATATCTCTATGTATTGCGCTTTGTGCCAAGTGAAACGGAATTATCGTATCGTCGTCAGCTAACGGAAATTCGCCAAGCACACGTATGCGAAATGCGTTGCTTTCCTCTCCATATCGCTCACGCATCTCCTCAACAAACTCTGTAGACACAAGAGGGCTGTCGATGCATGACCACCGCCTCGTCCACCAGCTCTTTGATAATCTAGTTTGCGTTTCGTAAAATGTGCCAGAAGATCTCGTCGGGTTTGACAATAATAGCGTGGTTGCGCTGTGACCAGACATTGACCCAGCCGCCGCTTCGAAAACTTTCTCAGGCACACCAGACGCCTCATCAACTACCAATAGAACATTCTCTGAGTGTACTCCAGCTAATGCCTCTGGTGTTTCAGCTCTTGACGTTCTGGCAGATATAAATGCCTCGGATGCGGCTGACGTTAATTCTACACGATCTGATTTGGTGGTAATCAATTGCTGTAGATGGGGTGGCAACTCGTTAATCCATCGTTTTAGCTCGGCAAACAATGCGTCAAACAATTGGCTGGACGTGGGCGCTGTGACGACAACTTTATTTGGGAAACGCAAAAGTAAGTACCAAAGCATCGCCCAAGATGCCGACGTTGATTTTCCTGTACCATGCCCAGATCTGACAGACATCTTGCGCTCGCCAGATGCAATGGCATTGAGAAACTCTTCCTGATAATCGTATGGCGTAGCGCCCAGCACCTCTTTGACAAATAGCACTGGATCATCTCTGTAACGCAGGACAAACTCTGTTAATGGGTTATCACTCATCTGATACATCCTCATAATCTGCGTCAATCGTCTTGGCTTCACGCTCCAAATCTTCTTTATGGATAGCCGCCAAGTCAGAATTAACTTTGCGTAGGGCGTCTAGGTGCATGTCGCCAACTGAGATATTTACGTTTGTTTGTGGCCTCGTGCCATATCTATCTTGGTTATACGAGCTTGCCATAAATTTACGCCACTGCACCTTCTCTCGCGTGGCGGCTATTTCACTGCTGGTTGAGCCGCCATCCAAATTATCTACCATTGTTAAACCCTGCTCGACGAGGGCATCTGCGGCGTGGCGTCTGGCTTCATTCATGGCCTTCTCATATTCTGGCACTTTATTCAGTGATGAGCCTAAGTATTGCCTAGAGCATCCATATTCTACAGCCATTTTCGTTAAAGTATTGCCTGATGCGATTTGCTCAAACAGATAATCAACGCCACCTTTCTCTTGCACGTCAGAAAGGATCTTCCTGCGTAACGCTTTTCCAGCCATATTATTCTCCAATTTTTTTTAAATTTTACAATAGATAAGCGTTATATTGCAAGGGGGTGTAGGGGGTCATCCGTGTGCGTGAAAACATAGCAAACGCACCCCCCCGTCCAATGCTCAGAGGGGGGGGCTAAATATATCTAGTTTCATATAAATAGAACAACGCATAGCTCAGATTGCCTGTATATTGCTATGAAATCATCTAAGCTATTGTAATCATTACATAAACAGGCATTTGCACACCTAATGTCCGATAATATCTATTATGTTAACTTTCAGATAATCAGAAAGTATTGACAGAAGATTTGCGATTTGTTACGCGCTCGCGCCCCTGCGACGACGCATCGGTATTCGTTTCATACATAAGCTACCAATCATTAATGTACTGTTCCATGCGTTTCTTCTAGCACTTGCTCATGTAATTCTATCAGTGCCTCAGCCAATGATTGCAATACAGTTTGAGCTGGCACGACAGTAAGCCTATCAGTAATGTAATCGCATAGTTCATTAAGCTCCATGTCTGCATCATCGCTGTCAGCGCAATGTAAATCTAATGTTAACTTAATCACAAACTCTGACATCTGCCTAACCTGTAAAAGACGGACGTGTAGCTAAGAAAGGAGGAGAAGCTACACGCCCTAGTTTAGTGGGATAGCATATTGAAAATGCAAAAAAACAATATGCCTGATTGGGAGGAGAACCCACTAGCCATAGTATGCCTCATGGATTGCTCCAGTTCAAGTCTATACAACCTCTTTTGTCAGCTCGTGAGCCAGTGCGAGGTATCCGCATCCATCGACAGAGCTGTCTTCATGCGAGCCATTACGCAACCTCGCAATCTTCAGTAAGGCCATCATGTTTGCCACGTCAGATGCATTTATGCGTGCGCCAGTGTAAGCCGTCCACATGCTTGCAATACACCTAAAGTTATCTTCAGCCGAACCATATTGCCTAGCACGATCACCAGTGATCAATTGCTTGGCTGTGTCCAGCACCTCAGATCTTGTTGATCCATTATCATTCATTTGTTTACCCATTGTTAAAACTCCGTTCCCCTCGCTCGTCCCTCGCTTGCCACCAAGCTGGACATTTGTTTATCTTTTTATTCTTCTCTTGTTTAATTATTCTTAACCCCGATTTTACCTTACTCATACTATTCAGTTAACTACATACTAATATACTATACCTAAAGGTATATAGTATTAGTAGTAGATTGGTTACGATATACTAATTGGTATTAGTAGTTGTTGTGCTAAGTGTTTGATATTGTTGTTACTAATGCTAATTAGTAGGTGATTAGTAGTATGCATTTTAGCTCACTTTCCCGAAATCATCACAGAACCATATGTAGCCCTCATTTTGGACAATATGACCAGCGCTGGTTAGGCCAGCAATTGACTGCTTGTAGGTTTGTGATGGGTTAGCTACGCCAGATACTTTGCCCATAAAATGCTTCTTTATGTCTTCCTCTTTAATAACCCAGAATGATCTTGGCTCAGGCCAGCCCACACCAGCAGGATTAGACATACCTATACCCTCGCCTCTTAGTTGCTTAAAGCACGTCTTAAATAAGATCTGGTTCTTGCCTTTGATGGCTTTCTTGTTTGCCTTCTCAACGTCATCACTGCTGGCTGGTATAATCACGCAAGTCGTAACTGGATCACCATCCATGTCATTGCCCAGCTCAATCACCTTCAGCTTAAAGTAAAACTTCCTGCCGCCTTCCAGATCTCTTTGCTTGGTAGCCAATGCAGTTCGCAAACCTGTCGCCTCATCATAACTCAGCTCTATCTCAGTTTCCACAGCCGCACGCAATGAGCTGTGACCACGAGCCTTTGCTTCCAGATTTTTGCCAGAGTGATGCACCAGCATAAGATGTGCGCTTGTTGTGGCTCTTATCTTATCCACAGCAGAAATCACAGCAGTTGCACTTGCAGGAGAATTTTCATCGCCAGCAGGCATTGACCGAGAAAGCGTGTCCACGACAATCATTGCAATGCTTCCATGTATTCTTTTGATTTCCTCACATAAATCCACGATCTTATTCACGTCAACTTCACCATCCAGCAAATTGAGTGGCAATGGCCTCACAGCCAGCTTCACGTCCTTATGCTCTGGATACTGCTGTTTAAGTGCAACAATACGATTGTGCGTGGTTGTGCCGCCTTCCAGAGCCAAGAATAGCACCACGCCACCCTTAACTTTGTTTCCATGCCAATCTTGATTTGCCGAGACATGCCAAGCAATATCCTGCACGAAAAACGATTTACCAACATTAGATGCGCCATACACCATCGACAATTGCCCCTGACCAAACCAGCCCTTAATTAGATAACTTCTATCTAACTGAGCCACAGCGTCGTCAGGGAAGAATACTTGGCTTAACAGGCTCTTGATTTCCAGAGCTTTAGCTGTGGCCTCTTTTCCACGATTAATCCACATATCAGAGAAATCCCAGCCGTCCACGTCAGGAACGACAGATTGCACATTATGATCATTAACGCACTTCTCAATGGCCTTCATGCCTGCCTCGTCATTATCACCAGCCACCACGATGCGTAAATTTGGGCGTGCCTCGTAAAGCTCACCTATCACAGCAGTCATATTACCAGCAGATAATGCAAACACTGCTGGCCTGCCTGTCGCCATATTGACTGACATTGCAGTCGCCCAGCCCTCACAAACATAAACCAGATCATCTAGCTTGCCGCCAATCACGCTGAAATTACCAGTTACTGGCATACCAGCAGAAAATTTCTTTGATCCTGCTGGATCAATATTCTGAACACCAACACGTTTGCCTTTTGGATCTATCACTGGGATCACCAGCATGTTGCCATTGATCACAGCGTTACCTAGCCCGATCTTTTTCTTGATCAGGTATGGATGCGTGGCCTCTGGCTGTTGCTCAGGCCAGCTTATGCTGTATTCCTTTTTCATTGGCTTCTCATTTTCGTCAGGCCACAAATTCTGGTTTCTTAGCGCGTCCTTTATGCCAGCAAAGTCGGAGCATTTACGACAGCTCACCATAACGCAGTTCTGAGCATCTTCCCTGATCCAGAAACGATCTACGCCTTGGCATACTGGACAAGATCCATGATACTCGCCAATTGCAGTTTTCTTCAATGATAATGCGGCTATTATTTTGCTTGAGTATTGATCCCAGCTCGCATTTGGGTATTTAGTATTTTGCATTTTATCCCTTCCTCAGTTTATCGGACATGGTGGACATGTCCTGCTTTTGTCTTGTCCTGTCTCGGACATAGTGGACATGTCTCTCAAATGTCCTGTCGTGTCCGTTAGACAAAACCTCAATGAGTTCTGTCTAACGCTGTGATTAATTTAAAATGGAATTTCATCTTCCAGATCATTTGATTGTGCTGGTTTAGCTGGCGGTAATCCAAATGGATCATGCTCAACGCCATTTACTGGTGTTGCTCCACCAGAAAACCCACCAGCAACTTCAGTGAACGGATCATCTGCTTCCTGCTTTTCTGCCAGCTCCAGAACTTGCACTGCTCGTAATCTCAGAGATACGCCATTAATTGTGCCTGTATTGTACGGCACGACTGTCACTGCGATATTTACAGTTGAACCAGATGTCAGCTCAAATCCGTCAGGCAATTTCTTGCGAGATGCATCAACTTGACGTGGTGGGTTTGTAGCCTCACCAGAGTAAGCGCCTTTTAACTTTGCCTTACCGATCCAATGACCTTCTTTGTTGTCATCTCTCTTGTATGGCAAGCTCAGTGGTTGCTCAGGCCATTTGCGTTTGCTGGTTTCTAACGCCGCCGCATTTTTATATGCCTGCATACAGATCGTATTCAGCTCCTTACACTGCTCACCAGTTAAGTTAAATGACATCTCGTAAGCCGCCCCCTCAGCAGTGGGTTCACACTTTTGAGATTTGTACTCTTCCTGATCAAATCTGTATGTTTGATTTAGTCTTGGATATAGCGCACTAACGCCGTTTATTATATGTTGCATTTGGCAACTCCTTTTATTGTGCGTAGCACCCCTACGCTGGGATTAGTTTATAAGCCGTGATCTTCATCAAGATAAGCTGGAAGATTAATTGTATCCAGCTCAGGCCATCCAGTATCAAAAGTGTTTGTGTCTTGTGCCACTTTTATTTTTCGCAATGTCTTAAACATCTCTGCCTCAGCATATTTATTGTATTTATCTGACATCTCATAGCAGGCTGTAGCGTATGAACCTTTTTCAGTAGCAATAAATATAAAATTTGTAGTTTCGTATCCGCATAGCTTTAAGACGTAACGATAAAAACATGCCTGCAAATCGTAGCGGAAATTTCTCACAGCCTTATCAAAGCCGCGATAAGATGCGTCCAAGCATGACTTTAGGTCTATTACTATGCCAGCTTCTTTTAGCAAAGCATCGGGGCGGCATTTGAGTTCTAATTTTGTCTCTGGGCATGTTACTATGAAGCTGTATTCAGCCAGCAGATCTTTGTTAGTTAATAACTTCCTTGCCATTTTGTTTTTTAAGCAACCTTGACGCATCTCGCTACATTGATGAAACTCGGCCTCTGGTAGCAGTATCTGGTCATCTTTAAGCAACTCTTCCTGCTCTTTCCAAGCCTTGCTACCACGCCGTGATAGTTCTGAATTAATCACAAGCCCTTTCTCTGCCTCTAACACCATAGCGTGAAACGCAGATCCTAAGATCATGGCTGGCGTGGAATTAAACTTAGAGTTTTTCCAATGATATAGTGATGACGTTGCAACTGCTTTCACAGCGCTTGACGAGATTGCAGGCAGTTCGTGGTATGCCTTGTTAGACAGCATTTCGCTGGGTATTATCTGCATTTGTATTCTCCTAATTTACTTGTTTAAAACTTCTGCGCCATATAGCGCAATGAGTGCCGCTTCAGCGCGACCATCATCTTTCTTCCTGACAAACTTCTCAGCATAATCAGGAAATCTCTGCATTGCCAATTGGCGGCTGGTATCTTTGTCAGATGTCAGGCCAAAGTGTTTCTTCCATTTCTGAGGCGTGACTAAATGCATTGGCGTTTTGTTAGCCGCCACACATGCAATCAATGCACCATATCCCATACCAAATCTAAATGTGGCAACCGACGATTGATTAGGACGTGATGCCACCTGTTCAACTACAGCCATACGATCTTTAGCCTCTGGTTCTAACAAATGTAATAACGAATGAATATCAATTTCGTTTTTGCCCTTTGAGTTTAAGATGACAGGCATATCGATGACATCCAGATCTTTAGTGCGCGTGCAATAATGTGCAATCGCTCCAGAGAAACCACAATCTACACCGACAACAATCATTCATCTTCCTCTGGCTTTGCAACTTCAACGCCAGCTTTGGACGCCGCCATATAAGATGCCATCCTGACAAACGCATTAAAACTAAGAGCCGATTTATTGGCGGCCTCAGCAACAGCTTCATACTGCGCCTCGCTAAAATTAATTAATACTCTCTTATCAACCATTTGTACTCTCCTTGGTTTAATTATCTAAACACTGCGACCTGAGCCACAGTGCTTATTAATTATACCTTAGCCCAATAGCCGTAAACCATTTTGTGGGAGCAGTTCCATATATCGTTAACAGCTCCATCAATTACAGCCACAAAATGCCTAGCTTGTCTAGCTATGACAACGCCGTCAGGCATATCCTCGGCTCTGGCTTTCACACCTTTAAACTTTGGCGCTGAGTGCCAGACCCACCCATGACGTTTTAAAATTGCGTCATATACTTCTTTATAAACGCCTCGACTAGCAGACTTAGCTAAACCAATGTTTTTATTGGCTTGAGCTATTTCTTTATAGCAAGCATCGTAATCCAATTCTAAAGCAATTGCCATTGCGCGTACTGCACAATCACCAGTTATACCCTTACGGCCTGATGCGACACGTCCGCCGTCATTATAATTAAAGTCAGTCATAACAAATCTCCTCGTTTGTGTTTATGTTACACCTTATAATAGCAGACTGACAGATGGCGTCAACAACATAATGATATATAAAAGATATATTTTTCGCTTGACGCCATCTGAATACCTGTTATTCTACTTAAATAAACATAAACACAAATGGAGATTAACATGGGCTGGCACGAGAATGATTATCACGATAAATGGGATAACCCAAGATATGTAGCCGCAGTTGAGGCAAGCATAAAAGCCAATGCTAGAAAAAGCAGGGCTAAAAAGTTTTACGCTAATGATGAGCGAGCGCAGGAAATTACAGAATTTCTAGCTGGATCTAGCTATGATAATGCAGATAGCTTTCTTGGCAAAATGGAAACAGCATTAAATGACTATGGATCTTTAACTGAAGGCCAGCGCAATGCTGTTGTAAAAATTATTGACAAACGTGCGGCTCTGGTTGCCGAGCGCCAAGCGGCTGACGCTGACTGTAAGTGGGTGGGCGTTGTTGGTGAACGTCAGGCGTTCAGCCTAACAGTACAGCACGTTGTGGCTCTGGAAGGATATTACGGCACGACATACATTAACATATGCCGCGATGAGAATAATGACATCGTTATCTATAAAGGATCTAATGGCTGGTCAAAAAAAGGTACTGATGTAACTTGCATGGCAAAAATTAAAGAGCATGGCGAGCGCGATGGTGTTAAGCAAACTATTATCCAGCGCCCTACAAAAGTAAAAATCAATGGTGAGGATTGGTAATGAACATCACAATGATCAAAGACGGATTGGCTATGGCATTATTTGCCCTAGCCGCCGTACATCTTCCAGAGATTATAGTTTATCTGGATTATTTAATTAACATTAACTTAGGAGAATAAAATGCGATTATATACTACACCAAAAGGTCAATGGGCTGGCACAAGATCTGAAGCTAAAAAGTTAGGCACATATGTTCAATATGAAGTGCCTACTAGCAAACGTGAATTGTTGTTCTT